AGAAGAGGAGACGTATAACATTGTTGCGGCTCATGGCTACTTTGGGAGACTTATCTTCCAATATGCCAGCTTTAACAATAGTCGTAGCTTACATTTCTTCCTTGCTACTTGGCCCGTCGTTTGCATATGGCTTACCTCTATGGGAATCTCCACTATGGCTTTTAATCTCAACGGGTTTAACTTTAACCAGTCAGTCGTCGATACCAACGGAAGAGTCGTCCCAACATGGGCTGATGTCCTTAACAGGGCTGACTTAGGTATGGAGGTAATGCACGAGAGAAACGCTCATAATTTCCCCTTAGATTTAGCCGCTACAGAAATCACACAAAATGCCTAAAGGAAAAGGATACGGACCCCTTTCAAAAAAGAAAGGCGGTAAGAAAAAATAGACGAGCTTACGTTTATCCCATTGGGACGCATGAAGCCAACTCATGAAACGGGGGGTTGGTTATTTCTATGAGAAATGTCTCTAGTAGAATTACAAGCTCGTATTAAAGAACAGAAAGACTTCCAAAGAGAAGTCAAACTCAAGTATCGTGGTGTGACATATTACACCACTAAACAATAAAAGAGATGGGGGCACCTCAGAGTCGGACCCCCTTTTCATTAGCCCCGTCGGAGGCTTTGTATCTGGCAACCTTGCAAGGGAAATTAAGGTCTATAGATAATAATCAAAATAGGAGAGAGCCCTCCGAGGAGGATAACTTTCACTGAAAAGGATTTGATCAAGAACGACCAAACATATCTTTCTCTTATTTAATAGAAAAGTGACTAATATCGCTAACCTCCATAGGCCGAACTCGGTCAATGGTAATCAATCGAATACGTTTGCAAATAAGTACGCTACCGCTCTTAAATTATTTAGTGGTGAAGTATTTAATGCATTCAATTCAGCCTCAATCTTCAAGGGATTAATAAGAAATTACACCCTAAGAGGAGGCAAATCAAAACAATTTTTACTAACGGGTACACTCGGCGCCGGATTTCATACTCCGGGTTCCCCACTGCTTGGGGATACAGCATTAAAGGCTAATGAAAAAACCATTAATGCAGACGATCTACTTGTAAGTTCACAGTTCGTTTACTCACTAGATGAGGTACTTTCTCAGTACTCCACGAGAGCTGAAATAAGTAAGCAGATCGGTGAAGCTTTAGCAAAATTCTATGATATTAGAATAGCTAGAGTTCTTGATATTGCATCAAGAGAGGCATCCGTAGTAACTGGTGAGCCTGGAGGCTTTGAGGTCTCAATTGGTTCTGGTAATCAATTCAATGCTCAGAAGATTGTAGATGGTTTATTTGAAGCCGCTGCAGTATTAGACGAGCGCAATGCTCCCCAAGAGGGCAGAGTTTGTGTACTTAGCCCAAGACAATATCTAGGACTAATTAGTGCTGTAGATACAAACATCCTCAACAGAGAACTAGGTGCATCTCAAGGTGACATTAACTCTGGTAAGGGTCTATTTAGTATTGCCGGGGTAAGACTTTATAAGTCAAATAACCTCCCATTTATGGCAGCATATAACTCAGCTGTTACAGGTGAGAACAACGATTATGCCGATGCTAATGCGACTTGCTGTGGGCTCGTATTTCACCGGGAGGCTGCAGGATGTGTCGAAACATTAGGACCATCTATCGAAACAACATCAGGAGACTTCGGTGTACAATACCAAGGTCAATTGATCGTAGGTAAGCTCAGCATGGGTGTAGGTTCTTTAAGAACTTCCGTTGCTGGATCTTTACAAGCTCAATAATATTTATTGCCCTTGGAGAGTTTTTACTCTCCTCGGAGCATACCATTCTCTAGAAAATAAATGGCAACAACATTCAAGCTGGATAAATTAGCAGCCGTAAATATTATATTGTCCAACATCGGACAAGCACCGCTCACAAGCTTAAATACATCTAACCCTCTCTCAAGTTTGGCAGAGGGAATGATCAATGAAGTTTCTCATTCTTTACAATCAGAGGGGTGGGTATTTAATACTGAACAAGATTATCCATTTACACCTAACAACAATAAATTTATTGAGATTCCTGATAACGTTCTCTCCCTTGATAAAACAGAATGGTCGGATATTGAACCTGTTATTAGAAAACCAGCAGGTGTAACTAACTCTAGACTTTATGACAAGAGAGATCACACCTATGAGTTTGAAGGGGAACAATATTTAAAGGTAGTTTGGTACTTTGAATTTGAAGATCTTCCAGAGGTATTTAAACAATATATAACCATAAGAGCGGCTAACTTATTTGCAAATAGAGCAGTCGGATCTAATGAAGTAGTTAAGTATTCTGAGAAAGAAGAATTAGCAGCTAGAGCAGCTGTTATGGAGTACGAAACACAGCAGGGAGATTACAACATATTCAACGATTCTGCAGGCGGAAGAGAGTTTCAAACTTATCTCCCATATAAAGCAATTAGTAGATAAATGGCTGCAGTAACTCAATCAATTCCCAACATGCTCGGGGGAGTCAGTCAACAGCCTGACCCTGTAAAACTACCCGGCCAAGTTAGGGAAGCTCAAAACGTCTTTCTTGATCCAACATTCGGAGCTAAGAAAAGACCACCTACAGAGTTTGTAAAATCTCTGTCTACCTCGGTACCAACAGATGCTAAATGGTTTCCTATTTTTAGGGATAACCAAGAGAGGTACATAATTGCAATCTATAAATCTGGATCTCCAGCAACTATTCAAGTAAAAGCCTGGGATGCAAATACAGGAAACACTAGAACCGTTACTATAGATGCTGCAGCTCAGACCTATCTAGATACAACCGACCTAAGTACTTTAAGTACCCTATCCCTATCTGATTACACCCTCATCTCTAATAGTCAAAGAGATGTAAGTATGAACCAAGTGGCTCTAACAACTCTTAAAGAGGAGGCGTTAGTGATTATCAATTCATTGGCTTATAACACTACTTACTCAATTGACTTAAACAGAGATGGTAATACCCAACAAACAAAGGTCTATAGAGCCACAGAATTAGAAATTACTCCGGGTTCCTATGAAGTAGCTGATGGTGGAAATTGTTCACAAAACTCAGCTGGAGATCATTCCGCTACATCAGGATCTAAAACAGGACTTCAATTCAGGATCGTTAACCAATGTGCTGCTTATTATGATGAGCCTACTAATGCTTATATCAGTAGATACTCAGCTAGTGTCATCCTTAAGAATGGAGGTGTTGGTTGGAGAGTAGGAGATACAGTCACAGCTACTGAAGGTGGTAAGAGTTTTACCATCAGGGTTAGCAAAGAAACCTTTGAATATACCTATGCAAGTGATGGCTCAGCTACATTTACAACCCCATCAAATGCATCGTCTGGAACCTTACAAGTCAGTGATATTATTACTGATTTAAAAAATGATATTAATGCTATCTCAAACTATTCAGCGGATAGTGTAGGTAATGTAATTCGAATCAAAAGAACAGACACAAGATCTTTCAACATAGCTGTTAGGGGTGGTACTACTAACCAAGCAATGACGGTTATTAAAGACACTGCTAACGATATTACTGAACTTCCCTTTCAATGTTTCCCTGATTTTCAATGTAAAGTCAATAACACTGAAGATAGTACAGCTGATGACTACTATGTAAAATTTGCCCCTGATGCTGCAGGTGTACCCGGAGCCGGATCATGGGAGGAAACAGTTGCTCCCAATATTGAGGTAGGTCTTAACTCCTCAACAATGCCTCAAGCATTAGTAAGGGAAGCAAGTGGAAACTTCTCATTGGGACCATTAAACACATCCTCTGCTTTTGGAGGTTGGGCTAGTAGAGAGGTAGGAGATTTAAACAGTAACCCTAATCCGACTTTTGTAGGGAGAGGCATATCTAATATGTTTTTCTTTGCCAATAGGCTGGGATTCTTATCAGAGGATTCAGTTGTATTGAGTCAAGCTGGAGATTACTTTAACTTCTTTGTTACCTCAGCAATTGCTATTAGTGATGCTGATCCAATAGATCTAACAGCATCCTCTACAAGACCTGCTTTCCTTCAATCAGCTATCGGTACTCCTAAAGGATTACTACTATTTGCTCAAAATGCTCAATTCCTTATGGCCTCCCAGGAGGTAGCCTTTGGACCTAGCACAGTAAAATTAACCGAAATTTCTTCTTACACTTATAAATCAGAAACTGAGCCACAGAGTACCGGTGTCAGTGTCATGTTTGTAAGTGAAGCTGATACCTATTCTAAGATTTTAGAAATGGCTGTTGACTCTGTAGATAACAGACCAACGGTGGCAGAGAATACAAGAATAATTCCAGAGTATATCCCTCCAAATTTAAAGTGGGCTACCAATAGTCCAAATAATAGTTTGTTGTTTTGGGGAGATAATAGTAATACTGTTTATAGTTTTAAATTCTTTAACCAAGGGAATGAAAGGCAACTAGCCGGTTGGGTTAAATGGGTCTTCCCTACTCAAGTTAGAATGATGGGGTTTGATCATGATACTGCTTATATAGTTTCCTATGATGGAACCAATTCAACGCTTCAAAAAATGGAGCTATTGGATGATCCATCCTCCGCTCCTATCACAACATCATTTAATACTAAGTTCTTACCACGTCTAGATTTCATTCACTACAAAGCAGATTTAACATCGAGTGCATCTGGTACCAATACTAAAATATATTTCCCAGCTGGAGGTTTTGTCACCGGTGCAACCCCTGTGTTTATTGTCACAAGTGGAGCCGATGCAGGTCACTTCCTAAGACCATCTATAGCCACTGATGGAGGAGGTAGTTTCATTTTAGTTCCATCTACTTTTACCTCAGCTGACTACATAATTGGAATGCAATATCGCATGACATTATCGCTACCTGCTTTCTATGTAACGAATGAAGGTAGAGCTGATAGAGTAGATAATCCAATAGTTGAAACCTTAAGATTAGATCTCTACTACTCAGGTCGATACCAAGTAGAGATTGAAAGGCTTGGCTATGCTAACTACTTACACGATGTTGATATAGCTAGAGCTGGACTATACCTAGCTAATAACCCAGCCCTTGAGGAAGTTATAACTAAAGACGTTCCTATCTTTTGTCTGGGTAAAGATGCTAAAGCAAGTATCTATGCAGATGATCCGGTGCCCTCATCTATAACTAGCTACTCATGGCAAGGACACTACAACAAACGAGACATAGTTCAACTCAAGAGTTAATGAAACCATATTATCGTGATTGCACAATCAATGATGCACTAATCGTTGCCAAAAATCTTTTACCAGAGGATCGAAGAGAGATGGAGGGGTTAGGTTATAACCCCTTAATCCTTCCAGTTTTAATCTCTGATAGTGATACAGCTCAATGTTTCTTCAATGAAGATGGAGAGATAGCAGGATTAGGAGGTATTAGACCTGATCATAGACCCCATGTAGGCCAAGCCTATATGTTGGCTACCCCTGCAATTAAAAAACATCCAAGACAATTTGTTAGAAGAGCTACTGAGTGGTTATCAGCGCAACGAAAGTACAGGCTGTTATGGAATATAGCTTGTGCTGAAAATAAATTTCACCACAAACTCATGAGGTATTGGGGGTTTAAAGGAATACAAACTATCTACCCACCACCTTTTTATAAGCCGTATATACAAGTAGTTAAATTATGTGTACAGGAGCAGAATTAGCGGCGGCCAGTTTAGCAGTAAGTGCAATTGGAACAGCTGCAAGTATTATACAAGCCCAGCAATCTATGGCTCTACAAGCCGCCCAAGCTAGGCGGTCAATGGATATTGCTTATAGGAATGCACAAAAGCAACAAAGATTTCAAAACGAGGCAATAGTTCAAAAACATATTGGACAAGTAAAAGCTCAACAGGCAGCTACCAACGCTGCAAATATGGCTTATTACTATGGTGATAAATCAGCTAATACAGCCTACGTTTCTCAACAATTAAAATTAAAAGAAGCTTCAAATAAGGCAGCATTTAAAACACAAGAAATTCTTGCCAAGGTTATAGGTTCAAAAGGAAAAGTATTAGCTAGTGGAGCTACGGGACAGTCTGTAGGTTTACTAGCATTAGATGCCGAACGACGAGGCGGGCTTGCACAAGCTGAACAGGATGCAACCGTTAGGAGTGCTGAAATGGCTATGGGTGAGTCTATGGAGGCAACCCGACTGAAAGCCTTATCAAACATAAACACAATCGGATCTAAACTGGACTTCCCAGTTCAAACACCAACACTAGCCCCACAGCCAACGGGAATAGGAAGAGATCTACAACTAGGCATACCTGCATATAACTGGGCTTAGATATGGCTACTAAAGAACAAAAAACTAGAAGCACCCGTATCTATACACCCACTTCCTACAGTAGTAGTTATTCAGGATCAGCAAAAGAAAAAGGGTTTGAAAGGATTGAAGCTCTTGATCAATCAAATGCAATTAAAAGAAGAGCTCAGCAAAACGTAGATAATATTACAAATCTAGCTACAGCTGCAGAGCGGCAAGGAAATCTAGATGTTCAAACCCTCCAAGGTCTACATAAAATTCAGACTGCAAAATTCAATGCAAATTGGGCAGCTGTAAAAGGTATTCTCTCATTAACGAAAACCGGACTACAGGCAGCTGAATTAGCAAATGAACAGAAGGAAGCCTTTAACGTTGCTAGTGAAGTAGGATTTCAAACAGAGGCTCAAATAGAAGCTAATGCTATAGATGATGTAAAAATACAGTCTGAAAGTAAAGCTATAAATGAGACAACTAAGGAGTTAAACACAGAAGGTGGTATAGATAATAAAGCTATTGGCCATCAACTAAAGGAAAATAGTACTTATAACCTAACTAAAGTTGTTAAAGGTAATGTCCTGACTGCAGCTACTATTTACCCCTCATATATAGAACAGAGAATTGCCAAAATAGGTGTTGAGGAATTTCAAAGAGATCCTATAGCAGCTGCAGGGTTAATAAAGAAATGGAACCAAGAATTTTTTATAGCAACTGGTTTAAATGATAAGAGATTAATCCCTGAAATAAATAAAACCTTAGCCCCCATCATCATCAATAGCCAAGGCAACTTTGTTAAAAAGATGGTTGATGAAGGAATTAAATGGGACCAGTCACAGAACCTACTAGAAGCTCAAAACTATGTGAGCGATCTAGTTAATTCAGATAAAACCATTGATGAGATTTGGACTGAGACAAGTGATAGATATGCAAATGGTAATGCTGGTTATAACGGTTATGCAGAGGGGAACCCAGAAGCTTTAAAACAACTTTTAGCAGAAGCTGAATGGCTTGGAGCTGATGGTATAAAGCTAATAAATGCTTTAAAGAATGTTCAACAGGTTCCCGGTCAAAAAGGGACTGAACTTAGCAAAACCTATGGTGATAAGATTTTTAATGAAGCCATTAGAAACAATGAAACAAATAGTATTAATGCTTCTAATCGAAAGATAGGTCTTAAGAAAGCTAGACGTATTGAAATTGTAGATTCATATTATGCTAATCCAACTCCCCAAGGCAAGATCAATGCAATCAATGCTCTACAAGAAATTGGTGATCCTGACTCATTAGCATTAGCTTTAAAACTATCTCAAACAGGTATAGGTTATGACCCCGATAAAGCAGTTGATTTAGGATTGCAACAAGCTAAAGGTGTTGAATTAGACCCAACTAATTTAAAGATGCTTTTAGATAATGGAACTATAAGTGAGGATGAATATAATTCATTAAAAGATAGTGGTCCGTTTAGACAAAGCAAAAAAGATCTAAATGATACTTTAGATAAGCTTGATCTTGAATCAGCTATATCTTTAGGGATACCTATGAATG